CTGTAATCATGCTGTGTACTCCCATGCGTCACGGAATGTTCTGTCTGACGGAATGTCTGCCACATCCACGATGGCATATTCAGCGCCCTCAGGAATGTCCTTCATACAGGCTTCAATGGTGTCTGCTGGGATGATAATGGCAACACCGCCGTCTGCTGTTTTGTAGATGATTCTTTGGGTCATGGTGTTCTTTCAACGGAAGATGGCAGCTGTAATAACAGGCGTGTCTACCACATTATCAGTTTGCGCCGTTCCGGTTTGAATACCGAATGATCCAGAGCTAATTGTGTTGTAGCCAGTTGCAATGGTTCGATAATCGCCAGAATCTGTAGCCGACTTATAGGCAAAAGCAACCACACATCCGCTTGCATCGGGCATTGCGGTTGTCAAATTTACTGTGTAAAGTCCCGTGCCATTATCCGTAATACTCGACACATTTCCGCTTGCACGAATTGCAACAGTGCCAGTGCCGTTAAAATTCACCCATGCGCGGCAAGGGTAGATTGGTGCTGTACCGGTCACCGTGGCAAATTGCGCTGAGTTAATGTTGGGCGTGGTCAGTGAGGGGCTGGTCAGCGTCTTGTTGGTTAGCGTCTGGGTCGCGGCAATACCCGCCACTGTGTCAGTAGCATCAGGCAGCGTCAGTGTGCGGTTTGTGTTTGTGACAGGGGCTAACAGGGTGACCGTACCCGTGCCGGTAGCGCCACCTTGAACGGCTAATAGACTCATGCTGCCTCCACCCAGTTCTGAATATCTTCGCTCCACGCATATATCTTGCCGTCATTGGGCATAGCAACAGGCGCAGTCCACTGGCAAGTTTCTTCAACCACTGACCAGCTTGGGTATGGTTGTGGTGGAATAAACGCATCACGTTGACTGTCGTATGTGTAACCAAGGCCAGCAAAGTTTTTACGAATAGTGCCGTTATAACTTGTCTGAATCCAAGTTTCGTGACCTGTCAAAGTTTTTAAAAACTCAACGCCAATAGATTCCTGCTCAACGCCGTTAGAGTTCATTGTTTCACGGTTGGCAACAACCAAAACATCTGTGACTATGTTGTTTAAACCAATTTTTGCAAAATGTGCCATGTTTATCCTCAAGCAGTGTATGAACCGCTGCCGGTAAAAGTCAAAATTGTGTTTGCACCACTTGTTGTGACTGTTGGGCTACCTGTGGTTGTTCCAGAATAATTTGTCGTTGGAACTGACAATATAACGACACCTGATCCTCCAGCGCCGCCAAGAGCATTTCCGGGGCCACTATTTATATCAGCTACACCGCCGCCGCCGCCGCCACCAGTATTGGCAGTTCCCGCCTCGCCTGTGAAGTTTGATGATGAACCGCCTTGACCACCGCCACCTGTACCACCAGCAGAACGAGTAGCAGATTGACTAAATCCATAATTACCACCGCCACCACCGCCAGCATAGGTGACGCTTGAGCCAGTAATAGAAGACGCTGTTCCATTTCCACCTGGCCCTACGCTGTTAGAGCCAGCCGTTCCAGCCGCACCCGCACCGCCGCCACCACCGCCATAATAATTACCGCCACTACCACTTGACCCGCCACCAGCATTACCCTGACCCGATGTAGCAGTACCTCCACTTGAGGCAAATCGTCCTGCACCGCCCCCACCTGAACCACCCGCTAATCCGTTTCTAGAGTCTCCCGCGCCGCCGCCACCGCCGCCTGTACTTGTAATGGTTGAAAAAACGGAATTGCTACCATTGCCACCATCACCTGCGCCACCTGTTCCAGCACCACCAGAAGTAGGCCCAGCAGTTCCTCCCCCGCCAACAGTAACCGTATATGTTGTACCTTGCGAAAGAGTAAAACCGGATGCCGTTAAGAACCCCCCTGCACCACCACCGCCACCAAATCTTGAAGCACCGCCACCGCCGCCAGCAACCACTAAGTAGGAAACGGCGTATGTATAAGCAGCGGTTGTTATGGGCTGCCATCCTGTAGATAAATAAACTTCGTATTTGCTTTCGGTGGTGTTGTAACGAATCATTCCCACAACAGAACTAGCGGGTCTTTGTGCTGTTGTGCCAGCTGGGACGCTAAATGCAGTGGTGATTGAGGGCTGGGTAATACCCGTTGTGCCATCTAAAATAATTGCCATATATTTCCTTAAACCACAACCCAGCGGCTACCGCTAGAGACTGTTACGACAATGCTTGCGCTAATTGTTACCGGCCCTGCGCTCATAGCGTTGTCGCCCGTAGCAATGGTGTAGTTCTCCGCAATCGTGGCGCTGTTGACCACAATGCCGTTTGAAGCCCGTGGTGCTTTGACGCTCAACTCGCCAGTAGAAGGCTTGTACAAATACTGAGCATTGCTTGTAAAGATTGTTGTCGGCACACCGCTTGTTGCAGATGCAAACAAGGGAAAGAGATTGCTTGCCGTGGTGGTGTCGTTGCTGATAGTCGCACCAGCAGTCCCATTGGATGCCGCAGTGATCAGACCCTTGGCATTGACTGTAATGTTTGCCGCCGTGAACGAGCCAACATTGGAGTTAACAGTCGCCAGTGTTCCAGCAGCCGTGACGTTAGCCGATCCGTCAAAAGACGGGCTGGTGTAGGCCAAGTCACCTGTAACAGCAATTGTGCGGCCTGTGGTCAGGGTGGCTGCGCTGCCGGTGGTGCTTTGGTTCAGCGTAGGAATGTCAGCCGCAACAACAGCGCGGAATGTTGGTACACCAGACGTTCCATCAGGCGCAGCCAAAACAAAGTTGGCCGTCTTGCTGGCGTAAGGGTTGAGCGTGTCACCGTAGCCCGAGGCCAAGCTGATTGCAGGGGTCGTACCACCACTAGAAGCAACGGGTGATGTTCCAGTGACCGAGGTAACAGTGCCGACAAACTGGTCAGCAGATGAAATCGTAAAGTTAGGGTAAGTACCAGTGATCGTGGTTGTGCCGCCTTGCGTCAAGGCCACCGTCTGATCTGGCGCTGTATTGGTGATGGTCAACGTGCCAGAAGTTGTGATCGGGCTACCCGAAACGCTGATGCCCGTTCCACCCGTAGCAGCCACACTGGTGACTGTTCCAGAACCACCGCTTGCGTTGATTGTCTGGTTAGGCCATGAACCTGTAATGCTGGTAATGTTTGTGCCAGCCACCAAGCCTGGCGTTGCTGTACCCGTACCGCCGCTAGCCACCGCAAGAGTCCCGCCCAAGGTAATCGTGCCAGTTGTAGTGATTGGCCCACCGCTTGTTGTCAAGCCCGTAGTGCCGCCCGATACAGCGACACTCGTAACCGTACCTGTACCAGCGCTTACGTTGACCGTGACATCATCACCAGAGTTTGTAGCCGTAACAGCTGCACCAACAAAGTTGATGTTCTTCACACCCGTGGAGATTGAAGTGCCCTCATCGCTGATGCCCACCGCCCCATTGGTAGACATGGTTTGAATGACTTTGATCTTTTCAGCAATGTCTTGCGAGACAACCTCGCCAACATTCAACAACTTGCCGTCAGACAAGGTAATTATCAAGCTGCCATCAAAGTCAATGTGGGCATCAGTGATAGAAATGCCGTCTTGACCATCAATTCCGTTGCTGCCGTTGAGTCCATCAATCCCGCGAGGGCCAGTAGCCCCATCACGACCTGGCCTTCCGTCTTTTCCCGCCCTACCATCTACACCGTCTTTCCCATCACGACCATCTTTGATACTGGCGACCCGCTTTTCAATGGCTTTGCCTGTCTCATCGTACCTAGCCTTGATGTCAGCCTCAATCTTCTTGAGTGCCTGAACCACGACTTGCACATTCTCGCCAATACGCTGCTTTTGCACCGTGCGAGCGTTGCCCATCGTTGTCTTGATGGACTCAAGAACAGCGTTCTGCTGCTCCTCCGTCATCCCCTTGAGGATTAGCTGCTTGGCTAGGCTTTCAACGTCCATTGTTCAACTCCTTGGTCAATTGATCCAAGAAGTCGTCTTCCATCCCTGATACTTTATTTTGCTTGTCGGCCATCTGCAGCTCAACAATCTTGGACTTGTTCTTGATGTCCGCTTCTTTGAGCATTAACTCCGCAATCTTGACTCGTTTGTCAAACTCATTGCTTTCATTGCCAGATGGGAGATTTTTAGTCGCAGAAGCAAGCACCTTGGCCTGAACTTCTTGCGGCATAAGCTGGGTTTCAACTGCCAGCTTCTGTGCCTCTGCCCGATTCTGCTCTGCTTGCGTAGTCTGCACCGCAATCTGGGCCTGTGCTGCTTGCAGCGCCAGTTGCTGTTGGGCTTGCTCCAACTCTTGCGCCTGTGGGTTGGGCTGGCTCATCTGATCCAAGGCCGCGATCATTTCATACCTGTTAGACAGGCTGGAATTGGCAAAAATGCCTTTCAGAATGATCGGCAACACGGGTGTATTCGGGCCAAGAGTCTGCAACAAACCCACAAACTGCTGTTGCTCGTACTCTCTAGCAATGATGCCCAGCGTGGCCGTCGGGATGAACTTCATGTCCACCGATGGATAGCGCTCTGGGTCAAACTGCATGTAGCGAAACGATGCTTTTTGGATGAACGGAATCAAGAAATCCTCTTGGAAGTTAACCAGTGTGCGTTTGTACTTCTTGATGATCGTAGCGACTGCCATTGACATGCCAGCGCCATCCCGATTGCCTTGGCTGACCATGCCCTGACCATCCATCGTGCCAGTGGCTTGCAGCAACATGCGCTCAAACTCTTTGGCCGTGTTCAGGTTGTTAAGACTTGTCTCGCCAAACTTGAAAGGGTACAAAATCTCAGCAGGGTTGCCGTTTACTAAGAACGCTTTGCCAGGTTTCACCTCAAACTTAGCGCCCCTTGGCAGTCTAGAAGCGTCCAAACCGATCATTGGGCTGGTGGTCAGCGCAAGTGAGTCTAGATGGCTACGCACTTGCGCGTCAATCGCCTTTTGCATGTTGTAGGACTTCTCCACCGTACCCCTGCCCAGCAGCCGGTTTGGAACGGTATCGTCCTGATAAGACAGAACTGGCCTGTCTTTCATCATGTACGGATTTTCTTCTGCTTTTAACAGCAAACCCTCATTGGCAATGACCACAATGGCCTCGACCATATCGCTATAATCTTCTGCAACCGAGTCATCAGGAAATAGATTCTCGACTTCCTCGTCCTTCTCGGTCAGGTACTCCCTTGGCACAAGGCCGTAGTACGTCAGCAACCGTACTTTTCCATCACGATACTGGCTAACTTCTTGGGTTGGCTCAAGGTCAGTGTCCTCATCGCCCGTGGTGATGTTTACCTTGCGGTAGATGCCCTTCTCAATGCCTTCAACCACCTTGTGGATGCTGACAAACTTCTCAATTGCCACGCCCATGCAGTCATCAACACTTGTCCCATTGGGGTCGAACAAAAAATTCTTAGGGTTGACAGGCGTAATCTTTACCGCAATGCGGCTTTTTTCCACCACACCAATAGCAGCTTGACCCATCTGGCCTGGAATCGGCTGGGTGGCTGGTTCAAAGATTTTCTCCGTCTTCACGACGATCTCGCCAATGCCTGTGCCATAGATTTCAGCCATCAACTCGATCTGGTCGATAGCTTTTCTAATCTTGTCTTGCTTGAAGTCTTCCATCAACTGGGCTTTAAGCATCTCGACATCTAACGGATTGCCGTTGACATCTTTAAGATCGTCTTCAATGTCAAAGAACTCGCCCTGACCAAAGATGGCTTCCATGATCTCGGCATGGCGGGTTTCCACCGCCTGTTGAGTAGCAGGGGTTACGATGCGTGATCGCTCAGACTCTCGCGTCTTGTCTTCCGCAGCCCATTCGCCACGGAAAATGCGCTCGTATTCAAGGTAGTTGGGGAGAAAGTTCGTGTCGCGCCAGTCGCGCCAGCGGTCACAGTGGTCAATGACGAAAGAGGTTAGCTCTTTGTCGTTCTCTGTTGGTTCGTCGAACTCATTTTGATCCATGCTAGACCCCGCTTATTACGTCCATCGGCTCCCACGCATCGTCATCGTCTTGCTCAAAGTAGCTTGTCACGGCCAATTGGTCGATATATGACAGCGCATCCGGCAAGTCATCATGCACACCCTGCGAGGGAAACATCAGAAGCTGGTCAGTAAAGTCTGCCCAGTCTTCTTCGCTGTTCAGGATGACTCGGCCATGCTCAAACCTTCCTTGAAGCGACCAGATGATTCTATCTGTTTTCTTACGGTTGCCGTGGGTTAAATCGACAATGTGGCTGTAGACATTGTTTTTTCTCATCAAATCACTCAGGTAAGGCAAAACAGCGTTCTTTAGCGCCCCCCTCTCAATGCCAATACTTAGTGGCCGGTACTCCCTCATCGCCATCAGAATCTTGGATGCTGTCTCGCGGATGTCCCAGCGTCCATGCTCAATCGTTTTAACCCACCACTTGCCATCTTCAGTCACCTTGACCACCGCAATAGCCGATTCGTCTAGCCGTTTCTTAGCATTAGCCGCTTGTTTAGCGACCTCCTCGAATCCAGCCAAGTCAACCGCCACAAAATAGCTGCCGTGCTCAGGCTCAACCCCGTATTTAATCCATTCCTCTTTAAAGACATCCGCGCCAGCGTTGGAGAAAGACGCCATGTATTCTTGTTTGAACGAGAAGGAGGACAGGGTTTTCTTTGCTGACTCAATCTCTGTTGGGTCGATCAGGGGGTTGTCGGCAGTGGTGAAGTGCCAGGATTTCCAGTCCGAGTCCTGCTCGTCTTGGCCGAGCTTCCACAGGTCATAGAACCAGTTCCTACCCTTGGGCGTCCCGATAAACATGGCCCGACCCTTACGGTCTGACAGGGAAGCGCGAATAACTTGTTCCCATGCCTCGGGCTTGATGTCGGCAACCTCGTCCAGCACCGCGTAGGTCAAGGAGACTCCACGAAGGGTATCCGGTCTGTCCGCACCACGGACGTAGATACGCGCCCCGTTAATCAGGGTAATGTCTAGGTTGTTCACATGGCTAGACTGGATGACCTCCCGTCCCAAGTCCAAAAGCAAGTCCCAGATGATTTGCCGCGACTGCCCCATAGTGGGAGACACATACAGCACCGCCGAGCCTTGTGGACAGCGCAGACCCTCAATGATTAGCGTAGTAGCCGCCAGTCTGCTCTTGCCACACCGCCGTCCAGCTGCGATTACCTTGAACCGAGTAGCGTCTGTATAGACCTCTTGTTGCCAAGGAAGCAGTGAGAAGTTGAGATCAGACATCCGTTATATCCTCTACAAGCTGGGGAGGTGCTCCAAGACCCGTGATGTTGATCGTAACCGCGCTTCTCTGAGACTTGTCCTTCTCAAACATAGACATAGGCAACGTCCTGTCAAGACACATCTTCAACGCAGCCATCTGCCCAGGATGATCATCATTCAAAGCAATCTCAATCACCTTCTCAGCAACATCCTTACCCCCAGATCGAATCATCAACTCCTTCAACTCTCTAAGACGCTGCGTATCAGTCTTAGGAAGCACCGCAGGAGGGTTCTCAGCATACCGCTGTATCGTCATCTTAATCGGACGGCCACGCTTCTTCTTTTCCATATTCGCCTTTTTAGCTTTTTAAGAGGGGAGGATGCTCCTGTAAATATTACAACAC